TTTTAAAACAACACTTATGTTTTTTGAATTGCACATTATTATTAAGTTTTTTGTTTGGTGTAGTTAATCTTTAGTTATGCCATATCATTAACAGCATTTTAGCAAACCTTTAAATAGTTTTTTAGAACGTCATTTTTAATTTTGATAACAAATAAAACAAAGTTATTATGGGGCTGACAATCCAAATCCAAAATGGAGTATGTGAAAGCGAAAAACCATTTAAAATAATCGAGTAGCCGAGCTTCAAAACAACAGTTTGATTGCACTGCGAAGTGAGTTAAGAAACATAATTAAAATAGTCGCTTAAAAGTTAGGATAAAGCGACATAAATCTTATTTAAAATGAAACAATTTGGGAAATACGTGCCGTTTTTAATGTTCTTTATGGCACTTACATTTAATAGTTGTAGTGAAGATGATATTGCAAATGACAATAGTAAATTCCAACAAAGTCATCTTACTAAAAGTAACAATATTTATGAGGTTATAAAAACAAATTTGTATAATAACCTGCTTGCTTCCGAAAATTTAGACTATAAATCTATACCTACAAATGAAGCAATTTCCAATGATGTTTTCGAATTGTTCGAAACTTCTTTGTACGAATCATCACCAGAAGTAGCAACAGTTTATAACCAAGAAATGGTAACTTTTCTCAGCGAACAAGAGATTGAGAATATGAATATTTCAGAACTTGAAAAAGAATTTTTAACCAAAACTCTTGATTATTACAACCGAGACGATTTGGATGGTTTTATGCTATATTTCGATACAGAAAAAGAAAATTTTCTTAATGCTATTTCAAATTCAAATGAACAACTAGAAGAAAGATTTATGCCAGTTATAGCTGCTTTTGATGGGATTTATGACTATTATACTCTTAGAGTTTATCAAAAGGATAATTGTGCCGACAGAGCAGTTAAAGGTGCCGCTTGGGGAGCGTTATTCGGTGCAGCACAAGGTTTTGTTCGTGGCTGCATTACTGGTGCATTTTTAGGTTTTAACCCTGGGTCTGTTGCGGCCGGATGCATGGGTGGTATGATAGTTGGCATGGTACGAGGTGCTGTTGTTGGCGCGGTTGAAGAAGGTGTTCGATGCGAATTAGGTGGTTAGAACTGAAAAATGCCTTCTTCCAAACTTGTGTTATTCTATTATTTACATTTATCATTCACGGTTGTACCGCAAATAATCTGATATGGTATTTAATCGGTATTGTAATATGTACACCCATAACTTATATTTTAAATGTTCATATTATGAAACCATTAATTAAAAAAATATGGAAGAGAGATGACATGGCATAACATGGTATAAACGCAATAGCGGTTCAGGTGCAAACTTGAACCGTTTTTGTTTATATTTAAGTTTCATTTTAACCGAATAGCAGTTGCATAAAATCCGCTACTGCGCTTATACAAAACCGTTATAGGGCATTTAACCCAAACGATTCAATAAGTTTTATACAATCTTCTTTAGTTTCTTTATCTACTAAAATCCATTCTGGATAGCCTTCTCTATATCCTAATAAAAATGAAACTTGCCATCCTCTTGTACTTCCAATATCCCAACTTTCACCGCTATTTTCATAAGGTTCTAAAATATCGGCAGCAATTATTTTGTTTACATTTATGTACTTCATAATAAAAACGCCCTATAACAATGTATAAAAATAATAGCCTTGTTATAGGTCTTTTTAGAGGCTATTACTTACTTACTTATTAATTATTTGTTTAACTCAATTTTTTTACCTGTTTGCTCGGCTACTATTCTTATACTAAACGTTGTATGCAATAAAAATTATTTGCAATCACATCTCTTATTACATCCTTCCCAATACCAAGTCCCACAATTTTTACACTCAACAGCATCTTCTTCCATAAATTTTCTAAATGCTTTAAAACTTCGCCAATGAAACCAAGGTTTTTCTTTTTGTAAAAATTGCTCTTTATCTTTTGTTATTATTGTTTCTAATTCCATAATTTTTACTGTTCACTTCGTCATACAACAATGTATAACCGTTATTACTTTTTTAGGTTTTCTAATTCAATTTCTAGTGCAGCTATTCTGTGTATAAAAAAGGCAGTTACAAAATCAATGTAATGAGCTTCACTACCTTTTACTTTTTTCCCTACATTAATTATACTTTGTAAATCTTCTTGCAGTTTATCTGCTCTTTTTGCTATTTTGTTTTGTCTTTCGTTCATTTTTATAATTTTAAGTTTTTAATTCACGTAACAACGGTTATACAAATACGTTGGTTGCAATAATTATTAAAAAATTGGCGACCACTCAAACGCAAGCAAAAACGCTTCATATACGGCTGCATATAAATCATATTTGCTAATTCAAGTTTATATTGTCAAATTCAGGAGCGTTTATTTCACATATAAACTTACCAATAACTCTATACCCATCAGGGCATTTATTTTCAGCTTCTTTAAAACTATTAGCTTTAATCCTTTCACCCGCCATTAATCCGCTTAAACTTTCAGTTAGATAAATGTTCTTTTTGTCCATCTTTAAATGATTTTGTATCGTGATAATATTCTTTTAGTATGTAATTTAAGTGGTCTATTGAGTTTTTGATATTTGAACTTTTATTTTTAGCATTTTCCTTTTTTAGATAATTTAAAACAGCTTGAAGTTTGTTTTTGTTTTCGTAAAGTGCATAAGCCATCATTTCTTTAATACCAGATGGTAAATGTTCTTCTTGTATTTCTTTAAATAGTGATTTCATTTTTAAAAGTATTACGTAATTTGCCTTCCTAACGTCAGGCACGCCAATTTTTTAATAATTACAGTCCGCTGCGCCAACCAACACCGCATATAGTTCAGTTGCCGAAGCATTAGTACGGTTAAGGCAACCGAAACCATATGCTTTTACGTTGTAGTGCATTAAAACGACACTACAACACTGCATAAAAGCAATGCTTAGTGTCGTGTCTATTTGCAAACTACTCGGTAGCTTCTTTTTCTTTTTCCAACGCTTCAAAAGAGTTCTCGTTCATCCGTTTAAGTAGTCTACTAATCTTAAATGCTTTTTGTGCATCTACCATTTGCCTAAAACCAAAATCATTATGCATCATTACAATTTGCTCAATCATAATTTCAACGTCTGCAATTTCTTCAACCAAGTTGCTAAAGCTGGTTTCATCATTTTTACGAATGTGTTTTCTAACGGCAAGTGCAAGTTCAGTAGCTTCTTCTTGTGCCATTTCCAATTGTGCTTTTGCACCCCATTTTTCAATTGCCATTTTGTAGGCATCTTCTCTAATTTTTAAGTCCATAATTTTGGTTTTTTGCCCACGCTCAAAAGAAAAAGAAGCGGAAAGGCTTGTTAATATTAATTTAGTTCTGTGCTTAATCACGCACTGCTCTTATGCTTGTCCGTTGTAGTGCATTAGCCTACGCACTTTCAAACTTCTTCTTTAATCTTAAATATTCTGCTTCTTCCCGTTTTTTCTTGGCATCAGCTTCTTTTTGCTTTCTTAACTTTTCTGCCTCATCCTTCTTTCTTTTTTCTTCTATACGTTGTTGTTCTTTTTCTTTTTTAAGAGCCTCAATGTCTTGCGTTAATTCTTCGTATTTCACGTAAACTCTTTGTTCCTCAT